GCTCGGCACTGCCGCCCATTGCCGTGTAGTCGGACCGGACAAAGGAAACGCGGAATTTATAACCTGAGCCGCCGTCCGTGTAGATATAGTGCTTACCGCTTTTAAATTCGTACAAGCCGGAAACACAGGTTGCGACATATCCGGAGTAGGAAGGTGCGTATGCCGTCCCGTCCGCATATGCTTGGTTCGTTGCGTGGAAAAATATCATAGGAACAGCCGTTACAGTGGCATCTGCTTTTTGGTTAGAAATTGTTAGAGTGCTTGTTCCATTGGTCTTGTTTGTCCCAAATTTCACAGATGATTTGCGGACTTCGTTGATTGCTATTCCGGTAGCGTGTTCGTAGTAATTTGCCGTTAATGCCTTTGCTGTCATGCTGATGGTCGTGCTTGCACCATCATTTACCTCTGTCGGCATCGGCGAGAATGTCACAGTTTGTGCTCCATCTACTGTGCTGTCATAGGCGATCGTGTGAGTGGTAGTGGTGGCGGCCTCCACCGTCACCGAAAAGCTCGTTGTGAAGCCCGCATACGTTCCCGCACCCGTGACCGTGACCGTGTTCGCCTGTCCTGCCGTCAGCGTCCCGGATAGTGTGTAATCCGTCCCCTTAGTCAGTGCCGCCGACGTGGTGCCGTCGGAGTATGTCGCCTTGACCACTTCGGTAAGCTGGGAGAGCGTCGTGCCAGCCGCGACCGTTCCGCCGGTATAGGTAGCGCTCAAACCGGTCAGCGTGGGAGCTGCCGCCTCCACAGTGACCGAAACGATTGCAGACTTTCCGCCGTAGATTATAGTCATAGCCGACGTATTTCCGGGGGTTGGCATCGTCCCGCTTACCGTCGCGGAGCCGATAGCAGACGTCAGGTCCTTGGTCAGCGTTCCGGTGTACCCGGTCAGCGTGTAGGTACCGCTCATGGCGGTCAGATAACTCTTGATACCATCCGCCGCCGTCCCCGCCGGCACCGTGACAGCCGTCGGCGATACCCCCAACGCAGACAGCACCGGCTCGCCGGCTACCGCCCCCACTGTCACCTTGGACAGATACTTTCCAGCGTCCGGCGTGACCGTCTGCGCCGAGGTGCCCGGTGTAACACTCTTTTCCTGGACCTGCACCGCTCCAACCGTCACTTGTGAAAGCCCGTCGTAGCCGCTGTCCGGCGTGACAGTCTGCTCGGACGCAGAGGGTGTTACGTTTTTTGTCTGTAAGGTCGGCGTGTTCCCCTCCGTCGGCACCGCAACCTGCACGCTTGCATACCCTTTCACATCATAAGTTCCGTTTGCTGTGATGCTCTTTGCGGCGGTTGGTATGGTCTGCACCTCACTTGACTCCCGGAATGCGGCAAGCCCGCTTCCGTCTGCCAGTAAAAGATCCACGCGATTGGCGTTCGTGAAGGTCTTGCCGTTTATAATGACTGTTTTTGCCATGTCTGCTCCTCCTCAGTTTTGCCTTTACGATATGCTACGATATGCTCAGCACTCCGTCCGCAAAGGTCGGATCGTGTGCCAGAGCACGTATGGTCAGTACGCCGTCTGCAAAGGTAATGCTGTCCTCCGGATTCGGATCCGATTCGCCCAGCGCGTCGGCGAATGCCTGCTTCATGGACGGAAGATTTCCCGCAGACGGTGACGAGATGCCCGCCAAAGTGCGCAGATCGTCTGCGGTTGCGCCCGCGTCTGCCGTACCGTATACAAGATCTGCCGACAGTATGCCGCTTACGGCGGTTGAAAGTCCGGTCATCACCGTGTTGGCTGCCGCCATCCACGCAAGCAATGCCTCCGCAGCCTCCGCAGACAGGCCGCTCTTGCCGTCCAGTAACTGCCGCAATGCTTCCAGTGCCGCCTCCAATTCGTCAATGCTTTCTGCAGCGCTGTCCGCTGCCAGCTGTGCGTTGTCTGCGGCTCCCTGTGCTGCTTCCGCAGCCCGCCGTGCCGTGTCGGCGGTTTCCTGCGCGGCGGAGGCGGTTTCCTTCGCGTTTGCGGCGACCGCTAACGTCTCGGTGCGCAGATCCTCCATGTCCGTTCCGATTCCGCTCTCCATGCCGGCAAGCAGCGTCAGCAGCTCGATAATTGGCTGATACAGCGTCCTGCGTACCTCGTTCGGCTTCCAGCCACGCCCGGTCGGGTCGTCGGGCAGCGAGTAGGCGGACAGCCGCCGGATGCGCTCCCGCACTTCGGGAGTGAAAATACTCTCCATCAAAAGCCTCCTCTCCGGAATCCCGTGACCGTGTAGCAGACCGTGATCCGGACGACGCAGCACGGCTCCGCGTTCTCCGAGCGGAAGGTCATCCGCAGGAAATTAACGTTCCGGCGGCACAGTACCCGCGTGTAGCTCACGGCAAAATTATGGAATGCGAAATCGGCAAAGCACATACCCGCCGGGGAAACGCCCTGCGTGCCGGGCGTATCCAGCATATCCCGCCCCTCACGCACATCGTACCCGATGCGCACGCGCCCGCATGCGCCCGGCTCCGCCGTCACGGTCAGGCGCCGTAGCGTCTTGGCACAGCGATCGGTGGAAAGATCGAACAATCCGGACTGCCAGTAAGCCGCTACAGGCGTGTCGCGCATGACGCAACCGGCAAGTTCGCTCGTCACAGCCGACCCGCCGTGCACCTCCGTGACCGGAATTGCTTCCGTGTCGTTCGCATACAGCTTCACGGCGAAGGAAGCGCTTTCCGCGTCCATGTATATGCCACTGTCAGCTCCCTGTCCTCTAAAGGCAGAATAAGCCGCGCCTGGGCGTTTGCCGGTTGTGCTGTACTGCCGTCCGCTGTCAGAAGCAGGAAGCTGCCCTCCGCCCGATCGATGTCGGATACCGTGTACATTTCTCCCTGCACCAACCCCGATGAGCCCGGCGTGTCCGCCATGACTTCCATGCCCTCGTTCCATTCTGCTATGCTGTCCGGGTCGGTGAGCCGGATCCGCCCGGTTTCCGAATCTGCTGTGTACGTGTCGGATGCCACCATCAGGCGGTACAGTCCCACATCAAAGCGGATGCTGTCTCCGTCCCGGATGTCAGCCAACGCCGGACCGTAGCAGAAGCGCCCGGTTTGCAGGTTGAGCGTCAGATCCTCCACCGTGAAATCTGTCGCAGTACGATCCGCATACAGCGACCCGACGCCAATCTCTTCTCCGCTCTGCATCAGGCGGCAGATTCTCCCGTCCGCCGTGCCGAACAGCAGCTGCCCGCCGTATACTCCGAAGGCGGTTGCCGGGATCCCGTCCCATATATACCACTCATACTGTCTGCCTCCTGCATCGTCGGTGTATACGGCAGTGGAATCCGCTGCCAATACCCGCCCGCCCGGCAATGCCAGCAGGTACAGGTCTCGCCAGACAACCGCTAAGGTCTCCTGCAGCTCGCTGTCCGTCAGCCCACGCAGATAGGTGCGCACCGAGCGCGACCGCTCGGCGAGCTGCCTCTCGGCAAAGGACAGGTTTTCCCGCAACTGAACGGCATACACGCCGTCCCGCGTCAGCACCAGCGGGTCGCCGTACAGACCGGCGCACGCCCGGCGACTCATGACGGCAGGCTCCCGTCCGCCCGGAACGGCGGAGAAAACGGCAGTGTAAGTCAGCGTATCGCTGTCTGCCGAACCGGCTCCGGTCAGGTAGTAGATGGTCGGTTCCTGCATACTTTCCGCCTTGTGCACGGCAAGCACGCCGTCTGACACGCGCGAGAAGGCGGTTACGGCAACCGCATCCGACCCGACGTCAAAGAAATTGACGTCCGGGAAATAGGTCGGGTCTCCCGGTGCAGAGTACAGAATGCGGTTTGCCCTGCCGGGGATTCCGCCAAGAAACAGCCGGTCGGTGTGCCCGTCCTCGCCGAACAGGATGCCGAAACCCGCACCCGTGACGTCCGTGCCGCCGGAGACTGTCACGGGGAATGTCACCGTAATGTTGTCCGTGTCGGCGACCGGCGATTCCACTGACTCAATCCTGTTCAGCGCTCCCTCCGCGGCGTCCACGGTCAGACCGGCGCCCGTCAGCCGGATGTATGCCTTGTCGGCTACCCAGCTGACTGATCCCAAATTGGCTGCGTCCGCAGGCCATGTCTTTCCGTCTGACAGTTTGACCAGATCCTTCGCCGTGGTATTCCGTATAAAGGTGCTGTCCTCCGGGATCAGTAGGCGCGAGCCGATCTTCCACCCGTTCGGGAAAACCGTCACGTTGCCGGGCGCCGTCTTCAGTCGGTATGTGACAACCGCGCCCGACTCGTTCACGGTTTCAATCTCCACCCGGATGTCACCGTCTGCATCGGGGGAGGAATCTAACCGGAATGTCAGCACTCCCTCGTCGCCGTCTGCCATGGCGCGCCCGATCATGGTGTTCCGCCGTATGGGTGTCAGAAGGTTAGGAGCATCCAACGATGCCTGATGCGAGGTTCCGGTCGCCTTACTGTCCAGTATATCGGTCGTCGTGGTGGGAATGTATGCGCACTCCGATACCTGCCGCAGGCGCCTTCCGGTATAACCTTCCGCTTTGCCGTACACATAAAAGTCGCCGGCACCGACAATGTACAGTTGCCCGCCGACGCAGAATCCCTCGGATACCGTGTCCTCCGGCTTGCAGTTTCCCGGTGTAACTGCTACGGCGCGCTGTGAGCCGGACGCAGTGCTTACCTCGTAAAAACCGTTTCCCGCGTGCACAACCAGACAGGAACCGTCCGCATCCGAAAAGCTCCAGATGCCGTTTATGCGATCGGGTATACGGGTGCCCTCCTCGTCCTGCCCGTACAGCTGCGTCACCTGACGCCAGCCGTACCGCTTGCGCAGAACGTTCCCGTCGCGGATAAGGTTTGACATATCGCCCGCACGTACCGCATCGATGCGCAGCGGCGATTCGGTCAGGTCAACGCCTGCACGCGGCTCAACCGTCAGTTCGTACAGCGTCCGCACCCTGCTGTTGCTCATACTTGTGCCCATTCCTTTCTCACCCACGCGGAAGTTTCGGGCGGTTCCGGCTGTCCGGAATGGCAGTCGCTCCGACTGCCAAGACACAAAACTTCCTGCCTGAAAATTTGCTTTCAGACTATCTCCTCCCGCGCACCCCGTGAAAAGCAGCAGAACTGCAACCGCTGCCGCGCACACGGTGCGCATTCGTGTATTCAGTCCCATTTTCATGATCATTCCTTTCCGCCGGGTAGCCCCTCAGTATTCGGTCATGAATTCCGCGCCGAATTCCAGTACCGCCGTACCCCGCGTGCATTCCGTATCTGCGTGTGCCAGTATCTGCGCTACCCCCTGTTCGTAACGATCCAGACACACGGCGGCGAGCGCAGGCTCTTCCCGTCGGTACAGCTCTGCCGCGATGAACAACGGAGCCAGCACCGCGCAGCACTCCGGCACATCCAGCTGCTGACTGTCCGGAGTCAGCGATGTGATGACCGGCAGCCGCAGTCTTTCCCGCGCAGCAGGCTCCGTGCCTGCATCCTCCGCCGCAGCCGCTGCGGCTACAGCTTCCGGCAGTCCCTCGGCTGCGCATACCCGCCGCACCTCCAGATCGCGAAGACAGCGGTTGAGGCTGCCCGGCATGGCAAGCAACAGATCCGCGTATTGCGCATCCATCCGCGCCTGTTCCAGTGTAAAGCCACCAGCTTCCGGATCTGCCGCTATGTCCTCGGCACCGGTTGCGAACATCAGCTTCAGCGCCTCAATGTAGATATCCCCAACTTTCATGCGGTTTTACTCCTTTTCCATGCGTCCATGCGATTTCCGCCGAATCAGTCAGCGGTTCCCTAAGCGAAGGGACTCCCGCCCGGCATCCGGCCGGGAGGGAGTCCCGCGCCTCACGCCTTGAATTTGGCAAGCAGTACCTTGGACTCGTTGGTAAGCCCCGCACCGTAGTACTTGGACAGGGTCAGATCGTGGCGGCGCAGCTTGGGCAGCCACTCGTGCGACAGCTCCACGTCTTCCTTGAGGAAGATGGTCAGCGCCGGTGCTTCGGTTTCGGTTGCCTCGGTCTCCTTGCTGTCCGGCTCCAACTTGATAATCTGGTTGAGAAAGTACGGGACGGCAATCTCCTTGACATAGGATCCGACAGCCGGCATGACCACCTTCTTGTTGGTCGCATCATAGATACGGAAGCCGCTCTGATTCGCGGCAGTCACCTGCACCGCTCCGCTGGTTCCGGAAGCCGACGCCTCGCAGTTGATTTTAGCGATTTTCTTGGACTTCTTGAGCCAGCAGGACGCCGCCATGCCGATGCAACCGCGTACCGCGACATTGCCGCCGAACTTGTCTTTGGACTGGAACAGCGGGTCGTTGAGCAGAGCCGCTTCCTGCTCGGGGTGGATGAACAGAACCTTCTCGATCTCGTCCTCCTCGTCATTGAACATGGTTTCGGCGGCAACGATGCCGGAGTACCCGATCTGCGCCAGCGTGGAAGGCGCATACAGGCGGGAGGCACCCGCGCCGTATACGCAGCTTACCAGGTCGGCATTGACCTTGGACTTGATGGAATCCACCAGCTGGTTCTCCGCCTGATCCACCGGCTTGCCGTAGCCGGAATTGATGGCCTTCTGCGTGATGGACACGCACTTTGTGATGCATTTTATGGTAAAGTCTGTGGAGGTTGCCTCCAGCTTGACCGGCGTCGCTTCGGTGTCGTCGTCAACCTCTTCTGCGTCACCGATGTATTTCCATGCGGGAACGGTCTTGGTATCGCCCGGAACGCCCTGCAGCGACTTGTCCACCCGCGCATAGCGCAGATGCTTGAGCTGGGCATCCAGCTTGTAGTTGATGGCATCCCCCATCACTTCGGGGTTGATGATGTCGGAAAGATGGGTCGTAACAGTTGACATAACAGTAAACTCCTTTCGGTTTTTCGGGGCGTCAGCGCCCCATCAGTGTCCGGTACGCTTCCGGATTCTCCCGGGCAAAACGTGCCCGTTCGTCATAAGGTCTGCGGAGCAGTTGCTCCCGCGTCATGCCTGCCTCGCGGTTCTTCCCGGTTACGGAACCGGGAGAAGACCGCGCGTTGGCAAGCGCCTGCGCGGCGCGCTCGCGTTCCTCGTTGCGGTACCTGTCCCGCAGGGCAGTATACCCGCGGTAGATGTCCGCAAGCGGCTTTGCGCCTATCTTGCCCTCTGCATAGTCTGCGAATTCCCGGTCGCGCAGCAGTCCGCCGAGATCGACGGACGGAAAAGCGTTGCGGAATGCCTCCACATCTTCGCGGGAACGCGTGTCTGCCTGCTCCGCCTGCGCCTTCTCTGCAGCGGATTGCCGCCGTTGCTCCGCCAGTTCCCTGGCAAAATCTCTGACCGGGTCTCCGCCCGCTGCCCGGATTCGCTTCTGTGTCAGGTATACCTCCACATCTGCGGCGTCCTTCATGGTCTCGCCGGTGTACGGGTTCTTCCTGTCCAGCGCCTCCAGGATAGCATCCACCCGCGCATCGGATACCGCCCTGTCCAACGCGGCTTTTGCCTCCGCCGCACGTCGCTCGCGTGCCGCCTTTGCGTTGCGCTGGGTCTTCCATGGCTTATCCTCCGGTTCCGCGTCCGGGCTGTCCATGTTATCCGGGTTGTCCGTGTTGTCCCGGCTGTCGCCGTCTGACGTCTCCCCGTTGCCGGACGTCCGGGAATTTGCGGGCTGCGTATTCCCGCTGTCCTCCCTGCCGTCCGCCGCATCAGAGAATGCCTCCGTTCCGGCTTCCGCCTGTTCCGTGCCGTCCGCATCTCGTTCCCGGACGACCTCCGAGCCGTCGTCCACGCCGGATGCCCCGCGTCCGTTTGTTTTCTCGGTATCGGCTGCCATATATTCCTCCTGCGGCACCGCAGTACCGCTCTGCCATGTTTTCCCTGTCGGCATGGGAAATTATTATTTCAAATGCCTCCTGCGCCCTGTGCGCTGCTCATACCGGACTCACCGACTGCGTTCGCATACTGCGGTGCCAGTGCCTCGGCAAAAGCGGTCGCATCGGCTGTCACCTCATCAAGGCGGAGGTTGCCGCGCTGTATTTCGTCGTTCGCCGTACGGAGCTTTGCTTGCGCTTCCGTGTACAGCACGGCAAGCTTCTGCTCTAACGTGATATTGGCGTCTATCAGTGCCTGCACGCGCTCAAAAGCGGCGGAATCCTCCTGTACCTTCCCGGCTGCCTGCTCTAACTGTGCCGTCAGTTGCTGTACCTGTGCCTGCAACTGCACAAGTGCAGCCCCGTCGCGTCTGTCCAGTGCCCGCAGCAGTTCGCTCCGGTTGCCCAGTGCGTCCTTCGGGTACGCTTCCACCAGTGTCCGCAGGTCTATGTCACCCTTGGCGTACGCCGTTTCCAGGATGGATATATCCCCGGCGGCGGAAGCCTTGGTGCCGGCCATTGCTTCGCAGGACACGTCCAGTACGGCGTCAGCATAGTCCGCCGAACGGAAAGTGCCTACCTCCCGACGCGCCCCGGCAGACGCGGAAAACCCGTCGTCTTCCGGCTGTCGCAGGTAGTCCTTCGCGGCGTAATGTGTCCGGAAGAACTGCTCCTTGACCTTGCCCAGCCTCTCCTTGGCAAGCCAGAAACCGTTGCGGATGTCCTCAAGCGGTACCTGTGCCTGACTCTGCAGCTGTGCGATTGCCGCGCCGGACATGGATGCCCCCAGCGTTTCGCCCGTCATGACCTCGGTCGAGCCGGTCACGGTGCGCGTGTCCGAGAGAAGCGCCTGCGTTACGGTCATGGGCTGACCTGTCATGCCGCCGACCGCTAACGGTTTGATGCCGGAGCCGCTGCGCGTGTGGTCAACCAACACCTGCCCCGGCGCGTTGTTGATGGTCTGCCCCATCAGCGCCCCCGGCGTGACCAGCCACTTGTTCCAGCTTGTGGACTGTGCATTGAGCAGAATCATGGCGTACATGAAGTTTATCGCCTTCTGGTTGGGGATAAGTCCCTCCACCTCTCCGATGCCGTAGATGCTGCCCTCGCGCGGCTCGTATTGCCAGACGCATACCGGGTATAGGTGGCTGCGTGCCAGCTGGACAGCCTGCACCTCCGCACCTGCTGCCCCGTCCGGTTCGGGCTTGTCAGGCAGATTGGTGTTTGCAGGATCCTCCTCCGGTGCTTCTTCGGCACTGCACCTGCCCGACAGGGAGGCGCCCGCCTGCCCGGAACCGCTCAGCCGTTCCCGCGCCTCGTTCAGATCGGGTGTAATGGGCATCGCACGGTTGACCACCGTAGCCCTGACCGCCTTCTCCACCATGACTTCCCCATCATTGCGGAAGTAACAGGTCAGTACGGTGCACAGCTCGCTCCCGTCCTGCTCGTGCCGTCGGTAGGGGTCCGCGTCGGCGCTGTCCGGAACTATCAGGTCAGGGTCAATGTCTGCATCCGCTTTTGCCCGCACAGCTGCCACCGGCTCCCGGTGCGCGAACAGAATCCATTCCTGTTTTTGCTCGTCCGGCTCGGCAGGATTTTCAAAAAAGCAGAACAGCGGATCCACCAACTCACACCGCAGTCCGCCCTCCGCACGCCCGTCAATGCCGCGTGCCTCCGCGTCCCAGTACAGGTGCCAGATGGCAGTTCCTTTCTTGACGGCGCAGTCTACCGCCTGCCTGTCCAGCTGATCCATACCCATCTCGCGGTCAAGGTACAGCGAGAAGTCGTTCAGCTCGGTCACATCCACCTTTCCGCCGGCAGCGGCATACACGCAGCGCACCGGCGTCGACAGTATAGAGGATTTCTTGTTTCGGCAAATCATCTTGATGATATTGACAACCGGGCGCGGCAGATCCTTGGTGCTCCTTGTTGCGGGCGGCCACTGCCGTCCTTCGTAGAAATCCACATAGCGCGGCAGTAGCGTCGTCAGCCTTTGCGCCGCTTGGTACTCCCGCCCCTTGCGGTAGCGCTCCCACAGCAGCGTCACCTTGTCGTCCCTCCGACAGGGCTCCGCCGCCTCCTTTCCGTAGGGCACGCTATCCTCTCTCCGCCTGCCGCTCATGCGCCGCCCTCCGTTCCGTCACGTTCGTTGTCTATGCTCCGCTCGTCCGGATAATTCAGGTACTCATCCATGACCTGCCGCACGGATGCCTCACCGTCGCCTTCTTGGCTCCGCTCGTCCGGGAAGTTGATGTATTCGTCCACGATCTGCCGCACGGATACCCCGCCGGACTGTCCGCTCCCGTCCGGTGCCCGCCGCGCATGCACCTCTTCCCGCAGTTCCCGGGTGGCGGTTTCCAAAAAGGCAAGGTGAGCTTCCAGTCGCCGCAGGCGGCGGAATACCCGCAGCCTGTCAAAACTGATTTCGATTGTCATCACATATCCTCCCAGCTAATAAAATCCGGCTCTCCCATGTCTCCGCCCTCTGCGTCAGAAGTACCGCTGTCCCAGTTCAAAAGCCCGGATATTCCGGCAGTACTGCCCACCGACGGATCCAGCGGCTGAAACGACTTGGGCGCCGCAAGCGCCATGTGATTTGCAATGGCAAGCGCCATAACGAGATCATCGTGCGTCCCCTCCGCCGCTTCGGTTCTGCCGTTCGGTTTTCGCACAAAGGTCAGCAGCTCGCGCACCGTTTCCCGGTCGTTCTCCATTGTCGGATTCGCACGCAGAGCCTCCGCCAGCTCGGAGACGATAAGCGGCTTTGTCTGCGCCGTTGTCAGAAACCCCGGCTCGTCGGTCTGCCTGTCCGCAATGCCGCCGACTGCGGAACGGAAATACAGGTTTTCGTACCCATATTTCTGCGCAATCACGCGCATCGGGTGACGGGAATAGTTGATTTCAATGCCGATCTGTGCTCTGTTGTAATCGATTGCCAGGCACAGCATCTGTTCGGCATACAGATCCTCGTCCATTCGTTGGACACGCAGTGTCGCCGCCACCTGCCCGGTCGAGGCATCTATTACCTTGCCGGTGAACCAGTCCTCGCCGGAGCCGGCTGTGTCGCCGCCCAGAACGTAGGGTGCGCCGACCTCTTCGGTGCCGGGCGGCAGAAGCGGACTGTCCTGCTCCCTGTCCGCGCGGCGCCGCCGGGGCAACTCGTGCCTGCGTATCATCCCACCCGGCTTTTCCCGGAAGCGTATGTCTGCCAACGACCACTCCACGCCGACCGTTCGTCCCTCACCGTCGCGTAGCGGCGTGCATACCCGCCTGTACTCGTACTCGCCCGCCGGAACTTCCTGCAGACGGGACAGATCCAGCAGGCGGTTGTTGAGTGCGTCGGCATCGAATACTGTCGCGCCGGAGGTCAGGAACGCCTCCTCCGGCGTGCAGGGGTACTCCTGACGGATCAGTGCCTTGTCCAGATACTCGCTGTATTTGGCGGCATACCACTCAATCTGCGCATCGTCGCATCCGACCGTCCGCAGGTAGTCAATGCGCTCCGCCAGCCAACCGTCTGCCCGACCGGAATATTCCTGTCCCTCTGCCCGGTACTCGTCTGTCAGCCACCACGGGAAGAACAGGTTGATGCAGGTTCCGGAGTCCCACAGGTCGCGGAATTCGCCCCAGCCGTTGGCAGTCGTCTCGTAGATCAGGATTGCGTCTGCCGTTGCCGCCTGGTTGATACCGGCCTGCATCACGGACAGTGGGCAGGCATAGAAGGCACACTCCGAGAAGTGGACGAACTGCAGCGTGCGTGAACGAGCCACATCGGCGGTCGCGGTGGAGCAGCGCCACGCAGAGCCAAGCCTGTCAAAGTACAGCTCCGACACGGACGAGAAGCGCGTGGACGGCTTGCAGATATCCGGCAGACGGTCGAATACGGCGCGTGCCTTGTCGTTGAAGATAGCGCGCGTGTTGTCGCCGGTGTCTGCCAGCGTAAACCCGGAAAAATTGCGGCACACAATGGAAAAGCAGAGCTGGATCGCCGTGATGTAGGACGTAAAGCCCTGCTGACGCCCCTTGAGTATCAGGATACGCATGGGACGCCCCGCGTTTGCGTCCAGTACCCCGGCAAGGCGCGTCTGTACCTCGTTCAGGGTAAAGGGCACTGTCTCGTGACGCTTGGTGACAACGGTCAGCAGAATCGGCACAAGGTACCACGGACGCGCCCGGACAGCTGCCGCAAGCTGTGTATCCCCGACAATGCGCCGGTACGCTGCTGCCACCAGCCGCCTGTCGTATTCGGCATCGTGCCGCTCCTCCCAGCGCAGACGTCGCTTGCGCGCCATGTCCCGCAGTCTCTCCCAGACGTCCGGGATTTCCGACGTACCGCCCGACGTTTTGCCCGTCGGAACCTCCGCCGGGACGTTTTCCCGGATGTCTGCCGGCCGTACCCCATCAGAGGTCTTCAAAGCGTTCCACCCGAACCGATCCGGTCATTCTGACTGCCTCGGTCGCCTCACCCGCCGCCAGTGCGGACTTGTCGTACAGCGTTCCCATCACGGTTGACAGCTTGCCGATGTCGTCCACCCGTACCGCCGCCAACCGCCGCAGCAGGTCGCGCCTCTCCTCGGGCGTGATTTCCTCCGCCTCCGATGCCTCGGCAATCAGCCGCTCCAGTACGCCCATATCGTTCCCCGCCGCCTTGATGCGGCGGGAGATCAGCGTCAACGCCGCCTCGCAGTCTGCCCATGCCCGCGATGCAAACGCCGCCTTTTTCTCGGTGCGAAGTTTTGTCAGTTTATCCGGGTCGCTATTTGTGATGGCTTTTTCCCAAGCGCGGATTGTGCTCGGCGAAGCACCCAGCCGCCCGGACACATCCCGCACGCTGTACCCGGAAGCCCGGAGCGCCAGCGCCTTTTCCCGGATGTCCTCGGTGTACTTCTTGCCCTGCTGTGCCACCGTTCATGCCCCCTTTCCTCTCCGGGAAGAACCGGTCTCCCGTTCCTCCCGCCTGTTCCATCATACCACACCACCCCCCGATTTCCGTACCGGAACTTTATGAACCGGCTGTAAATAACACGCGGTTTTCCGTCCGAAGCCCTGTTTTCCCGTGTAAACATTTTGTGAACACCCGGTAATTGCGGTGAAACGGGGCAAAAAAAGCGAAAAAACCGGAGGCATCACGCCCCCGGTTTGCCCGATATACCCTGCCGGCACCACTGCGCCGTTTCTCACCCGACTTTTCCGTCCTGCATCGACCGCCAGACCGAGCATTCGCGGAAGTGCTCCTCATGCTGACAGTATGCTGCCGCATATGCCTTCGCGGATACGGCTCCCGAATCGCACAGCCGCATACAGTAGCAGGACAGTACCCCGTGCCGCAGACTCCGGAACGCAGGACAGGGGGCGCGTTCCACGCCCCGATCCCGCTTTTTCCCGCCCGGGTATACTTCCCCCGCGACAGCCATTATGCACCTCCCTCAATGGCAGCATTGTACAGCACCGTCCGCACGTATGCCTTGGCGCGCACCATCTCCACGTCCGCCAGACGGTCAAGCACCTCCGCAACCGCGCACTCGTCCAGCGTATCATATACATCCGCCACATCGCCTGCCGCCATCGGCTCCCCCTCAATGTACACCGTGGCGGAGGGCGGCTTGATAGCCATGTCTGCCATCACGCGAATAATGACCCCTAATGTCCGGCGATTGTACGGCGTTTCCAGGCGGTCGGCATGGATGCGCTCGGCAGCCGAGTAAGTCGCTGCCCGGAAGGTCATCCGGGATCCCCTCATGACGGATTGCGACGGACGGTTCATATCCGGAACGTCCTGAATACCGTCCTGTCTTCTCCCGTCTCTTTCTTTGATGCTCTGCATAAGTGTATTGCCCCGGACACTTGGCATGGTCGTGAAACGTTACGCATTTACAAGCCAGCCCATGCCCCCGTCCGGGGCACCTCCTTTCATTCACTTTGTTGTATGGGTTTATTGTATAAGTATGTAGAATCGCATCGGCATTCAGCTTCTGCCGCCCCAATCAGAAGACCGGAACCACCGTGCGGCGCCCGTGCACCCCGGCCTGTGGCAGGAGAACGTACTTGTAGTATTGGTAGCCGAAATCCGTCACCCGCGTCTCGTCCGGCACATACTGCCATCTCCAGCCGTCCGGAGCCTTGGGCGGGCGTGGCGGTCGGGCAGGGGAGTAATGCTCCCGGCACTCGGCAGCATCCTCGCGGTCACAGTGCCGCACATCGCGCCCATATATATGGTAGCGTTGCCCGCCCTGCTCCGGCGTCCAGTGTCCCAACAGATACCTGGCAAGCCCGGTGTAATCGGTGCCGCAGTCCAGTCCGCCGTAGGTGTTGTGGGCACGCAGAGGGCGGAGCTGTACGTCACCCAGTCCCCACTTGCGTATCAGGTCGGACTCGACCGACACACCCCCCGTCGCCGACCGAATATAGCTGACCGGCACCCCGCGTGCAATCAGGTGGTAATGCACGCGGGAGGTGGTCTTTCCTCGCCCGCATACCAACAGGAGCAGCGCATCGGGGTGCAGGCGCAGGACGCGGCGGGCATAGTTGCGCATAAGGCGCAGGGCGTCGTCGAAGTCATGCACTTCGTTCTGCGCATCCAGCGTCAGCGTTCCGTAGTAGCAGGAGGTGTCGAAATTTGCGTTGACGAGACGGCAGAAACGTTGCTCTGCCATCCGGTCGCGGTGCCGCCGTCGCTCCTCCTCGTCACGGAAACGCAGGCACGGCTTGGCGTCCAGTGGACGCTCAGTCCGTCCGGATACCGGATACACAATCTGCTCGCATACCGTTCCGGAGAATATCCGCCGCTTTACCCGTTGCATACCCATGTCTTTCCTGCCTTCCCGCTTTCCTGCCGTCTTCCGGCTTCCGTCCTGTATCTGCGGCGGTTGCCCGCCGCCCGTCAGTTGTACCCCTGACCCGTTTCAATCGGGGATACGTACATCCGACCGCACTGGTTGCACATCAGTGCCCGTCGTCGGTTCGCCCGCGTCCGGACATGCCGCACGCAGTCTGCTGCCTGCCATAGTTCTCCGTCCTGCGTCCCGTCAAAGCGCCCCAGGGCAAAACCGCAGGCGGGGCAGTATCGTCCTGTCCAGACCAGCCGCACCGCCCGGAATCCGTTCCGGTACAGCCTTCCCGCCGCTGCATCCCGCATGGGCAGCAGCCGCGTCGGCACCGGGTCACTCCTCCCGGCGCTCATGACGCTCCCTCCCTTCCGGCGTTCGGCTCCGACGGGGGCAGCCGTGCTCCCGCCGCATAAACCGTCTGTACCTGCGTTCGTTATTCCGCTCGTTGTCTCCCGCTGTCCGGATTAAGTGTGAAAAGACGGCAAGCAGTGCGTACAGAATCACGATTCCGCCGCCCGTCAGCACCCAGTATACAGTCCAGTTCACGGCTCCTCCTCCTTCCGCCCCGTCGCCTTCTCAATGATTCGCTCCCGGCGCCGCCGTGCCGTCTCCTCCCGGTCGGAGAGACAGCACCCGACCAGAATGCCGACCGTTACCGGCAGCACGGGCAAAAGTACCAGCCCCGCCGCAACCATAAATTCCGTCATACCCCCGTATCCTCCTTTCCTCCGCCCGACACGCCGAGACGTGTCACGGCAATCACCCGCACCGTGCATCCCTCATAGGACTGATTCCGCTGAATGCGCAGAATGTCGTCCTCTGTCGGGGCGTGATCCATGGTTTTTGTCATGTTGGTGACAAACAGCCTTTCGCCGCGCCGGTTCTGCGCCAGCGCGAACAGCCAGACCTGCCGCCCGCCCGCCCCGCTCATATCTGCCACCCCTTGGCGTCCAGCAGTTTCCCGAGCGTTACCTCCACGCGCCGCTGCATGGCATCGCCGGTCCCCGACTCTTCCCGGTTCATGTCATCCAGTTCGGCGGAAATGTCATCCAGTGCCTTCCGGAGCGTCGCAAGGAACACCGATATGCGCACCGTGTGCGCGTCTCCGTTCCGCTTTGCACCCGCCTGTGCCCGCTGCAGCTGCTCCTGCATCTTTTCCATTTCAGCGGCTGCCTTCTCGCGTGCGGCGGCGGCGTCCGCCTCCGCACGTGCTACCTGCGCGTTGCGGTCAACGGAAAGCTGTTCCAATGATTCTTGCCTGCGCCGCTCTGCCTCCTCCAACTGCCTTTCATAGTTTTTTCTCGCCTCTGCCAGCCTGTCCGCCCACTGTCCGGCAGCCTCCTCTTCCGCTTCCTCCCGTGCCCGGGAACAGATAGCCTCCAACATAGCGGCATCCGGCTGATCCGTCTGCACCACAACCTCCCGCACCGCTTGTGCGTCCTCCAGTTGCTTTTCCAGCTCCTGCACGCGGCGCACGCTGTCCCGCAACTCGGCGGTGTATCCGCGCTCCAGGTCAGCCCGCTTGCTTTCCGCCGTGTCAAGCTCGCACCGGAGCCTGTCTGCCTTGCTCTTCCACTGCTCGATCTCCTCCCGCATCTGCCGTACCGACAGATCCGCCGCACCGCCGTGCGCCTCCACAAATGCCGCCCGCTCCCCGCGCGGCAGGGCAAACAGTTCCACCAGTTGCGACTGATTCAGCCCGCCGAAAACCTCCGCGTCGCACTTGCCGCTGAACAGGTCAACCTGTCCGGAGCCGTACTCGCGGTATATCCGCATGAGGTTGTTTGCGGTCGTTTCGGAGTACTCCACGTTCTGCTCCAGCCACGTACCCCACTCGCCGTGTGGTACCAGCGCCTTTGCAGCCTCCAGCCGCCTCCCGATCTCAAAACAGGATTGCCGTGCAACTCCCAGTGCCGCCTGCAGAATTCCGGACGTCCGGGATTTTATCTCGCGTATCTCCGCCGCCAGCTGTACGGCGGTTCTGCCCTCTGCCAGACCAGTTTCTTGCATGATTGTGTCCCCTTTCTTACCCGGGGATGCCTTCTATCGGGCATCCCGGTTCAATTCCTCAAAATCCTTTTCCAGAACGTCCGCCAGCAGACGCCCCGCCAGACGTCCGTTCCGGATCACGTTGCCGCCTCGCCGCAGTGCATCGAACTCGGCAAGGCGTGCCTGCCGGGAAGCGTCTGCGCGTGCTCGCTCTGCTTCCCCTAAACGGGGCAGAACGGCTGACTGCCAGCGCCGGAGCGCTGACTTTGCCTCCGCGCGGTCTTTCCCCTCCTCATCGCCCAATGTCCGCAGTTGCCGCACGCGCCCGCCCGGCTCCACCTCCATCGTGTACCAGGGCGTGTCCGGAGTCGCCGCCCGCCGCAGAAACAGAATATAGGATTCCCGTGATGCGATGCGGTCAAAGTAGCGTTCGTTGGAGCCGACGCAGTGCCGCAGAAGCTTCCCCTCACGCAGGATGGCGTATACACCCTCCGGCACCTCCACGCGGTATTCGCCGTCTTCCCAGGCGTACAGACTGCGTATCGCGGCACATACCGGGCGCACCGCCGGGTACTTGGCTTCCTGCTCCTCGGCGCGCAGCCTGTCCGCCTCGGCAGTTATCACCGCGGCAAGCTCGTCGTGCCGTTGCCGCAGATTTTTCGGGCGCAGTACCTTGTCCGAGGTTATGTCCAGCCCGAGACGCTGGCTCATATCCACCGTGTCCCGCCATGTCGTCACCAGCCAATCCCGCCGTCCGAAGGACGGTTGCTGCTTTTCCAAGTAACGGTATATCTTCTCCGGCGATAGGTACCGGGCGACGAACGCAAACTCGTGCGGTCTTCGTTTCATCTCCGCCAACCCGTCCCATACCTCATCCGGAAGCGGCATACCGCACCGCTCGGCACAGCGTAACCATTCCAGATGATATGCCCCGCCTCCATGCTGACGCAGACGCGCAACCCCCTGCCCGGACAGACCCAATACCGCCTGCGCCCCCCGGCGCACCGTATCGCCCGCCTGATCTGCGGCGGACTGCAGAACCGCCAGCCCGATCGGGCACGTCCAGTCGGTCAGGTCTGCGACCAGCCGTGCAAATCCACCCTTTATCAGGTACTCCGCCCGCGCGTCGGTTGCCCAGTCCCGCAGCAGTATGCTCCAGTTGAGCCGCCAGCCCCGCGCCGCCGCCTCGCCCAACGCCATATTACGGAAGGCGGTGCCGGCAAGTGCCGACAGATCCGGGTAGCAGTACCCGTTCCCGCTTTGGTACATGTTCTGGTTTGTATCCCACCATCCGGAGCCTGTCCGGTACAGTATGTGGCTGCATCCCGTTCCGTCCTGCGGAAATACCTTTATCACTTCCTCCCAGAACCGGACTATGCTCCCGGCACCGCTCCCAAGGGCATTCCATTCCATCCGGAGACTCAGGTGCCTCGCCACCGCGCTTGGCTTTCCGTCCGGAGAGAGAGCCGCCTGCACAACCATCAGCCGCGCGTTTTCCTGCCGTTCGCGCATGGCACCCTTGCGCACCGTGACCTGCCTGCCGGTTGCTGGGCATACCTGTACACTCCCCTGCTTCCAGCCCGCGATGTCCGTCCCCCGGTGTATGCCGCCGCAGGCGGTGCAGGCAATTCCGTCCGTGTCCCGGCTGCCGAAGGCGTACTCCCGCCCGCCGAAGCATACGCGCCGGGCGAAGTCCTCCAGATCCGCCGGCAGGGGCGGCAGGGAATCCGCAAAGGCGTTCAGCCGCTCCCGCTTGCGTTCCATACGCCGGGACCGATCGGCGTCCGCGTTCCGCCGCTCTATGTCGGAAAGCATATCCGCCACCGCGCGACCGCTCCATTGCCGATGCGCCGGCAGAAAAGGCCGGACAAATTCCCGTGCCGTATCCTCGCCCGCTTCCCAGCATATGCCGGACGTGTCCGCATACTGCCAGCAGCTGCCCACCGACAGCGACAGAATGCGTGTCTGCCCCCATGTACAGCCGTCCTCCGTTGCGCAGTGCCGCCCGGAGGGCAGCAGGACATACAGCCCGCGCCTGTTGCCGTAAAGACTCCAGCAGCCGACCAGCAGCCGCCCGCAGGCAACTGCCGCCGTCAGGATAGCTCCGTTCTGCTTCGCGTTCTGCCTGTCTGCCTTGCCGTGCGGCGTGGAGGCAAGATACCAGTGCCACGCCGCTGCCCGACTCCATGCGGCGTTATCCGCGCTTCCGGGTAACTCAACCGTCGTTTGGCATGTCCTGCGTGCCATGCCGTCCGCCTCCTTCCCGTCCCAGCGCATCGTCCATGGAATACCAGACGTCCGGGAATGCGCGTATTCCGTCAATCTCCAGTGCCGCCATATTAACCACGTACCGCTCCGGTTCGCCTTCGATCAGCAGCAGCACGTCCCCAACGCGGTTGCCCCGCGCCACCGGGTGTTTTGACCAGATGATAGCCATACCGTCTTCGTCCGCCACGGCACGCCCTGCCAGCCTGATCCGCCCGTGCGGCGGGCGGGTCGGATGCTCGGCGACATACATCCCCGCCAGCAGGACGAAATCCAGCCGTGTGAGTCGCTCGATAAGCTCCATCCTCGTGCAGGTTATTTTGGAATCATTGCCGTCCTCGTTCAGGTCGCCGTCGCACCATACCGTCCAGTACTCGTTATCGTCAAAGCCGGGGTAGTAAGTCAGGCAGTCCAGCGGGTTCTCCGCCGCGTGGAAGCCGTTGCGGGCGCAGTTTGCGTGCCCGGTTACGTTGGGAACGTCGGTTCTGAAGCGGTACCCCCGGCATTTCAGTCCCGGTTTGAATCCCTTGCAGGCAAGTACACCCATGCTCACGCCTCCCCCTGACAGTCCGGCGCTTCCAGTTCCAGATCCAGCTCTATCTGCCTGGAGTCCGCCTCCGCTCCGATGTTCGGGTCAAGGTCAAAGTCGGTTTCCACCGGCGCATCCACCCGGAAGGTTGCCCGCACCTTGGCGCCCGGCATATAGAACTTTACCGCCGCTGCGTATGCCTCTACATCGGATATGCCGTAGGTGGCACCGCTCAGAATGGCACTCAGACACTCGCGCAGCGTAGCCTTGCGCTCGGCGACCGCCGCCGCAAAATCCTCGCTTTGCCAGCAGAAGCGTTCCAGCATCTCGCCGACCGGCTTTGCCATGTATCGCAGCATAGCCTCGCGTCCGCCGGTTGCCATTTTCTGCCCGATTTCGATAAATTCCTTCTCAAGCCGCGCCGCCGCGGCTTCCTGTACGCTATGATTTGTCATACCCGTTCCTCCGTCTCCTGTTCTTGTGCTTTCCTGTTTTTTCGTTTTCTCGACCGCGCCTACATTCTGTCCTGTACCCGGTCGAAGTACTCCCCGACGTCCAGCTCATTCAACACGACCTTGCCTCCCCGCGCCCGTGCCCCCACGCAGGAGCATTTCGGATAGAGGTAGAACATCCCCCTCCGGAGGTACCCCCGGTAAACGAAGTCCCGCAGCCCGTCCACCTCGCGGAAGAAGCACCAGCAGGAGGAGGTGAGCATCCCGTCCTGTATGTACCGTACCCTCATACGTCCGCGAACTCCTCCGGAATGGAACCGTTCTCAATCATCAGGGCAAAGCACAGCGGGGTTTTACGCTTCAGCTCCCGGTAGAACGTAACCAGTTCCTCGCGTGTCGGGCGCGGCAGCGGGGGTAGCTCCTTGCCGGTTTTCGGGTCAAAGCGCGGGTACTTGTAAAGTTCGTATGCCTCCAGTGCCATCGGCGTGGAAATGCCCCGATCATACTCCGCCAGCAGCCACTCGGCGGCGGTGTTCTGAAATCTCGCCCACGATTTTGCCGTTATTTCGGGGTTCACGTTCGCAAAGTGCCGGGTGTAGGTGTAGCTCTTTCCGTCCAGCGTGACCGTGACCGTCTCGGTCTTTTTCTCCTCGTCCAATACAACGGTGCGCGTCAGCCTGCCTGTATTCGCCACATTCGTTTCCTCCTTTTCGTTTTCGGTTTGTTTTCAGTGTACGCACCCCGTCCGTGCGGGGTTCAAAGCAAACGGTTGCGCCGGACGTCATACAGTCCGAACAGTTCTCCGTCCAGATAGACCGGAATCTCGTTTTCGGACGGGACCCGGATGCTGACTCTGCCCGGAATGCCGAGGCAGGCGAGCCCGGCGCCGATCTGCCGCTCCACATCCGCTTTCTTCTCGCGGACGGCGCACATCGTCACCTCATCCGCCTTCTGCCGTATCCGGTCTAATGCCGGGGCGCGGTCGCCTGCGATGGCGTGCGAAAGCCGCGCCTCATCGCAGGGAATCCCCAGCCCCTGTACCGCTTTCAGGACATCGCGGCTGCTCCAGCCGCAGAAAGCCAGCCGTCCCTTGTACTCGTCTTTATTCATGTAATTCCTCCTTCCGGCGTCAAAGCGCTGAATTTTGCTTGACAGCCATGTGATTTTATGATAAAATGGAACCGTACTGTATCTGTTTACCGCCCCTTCACCGCGCAGGGGGCGGCGGTTTTCCGTCCCGCGTTTGTCAACTTCTTGATTTTCTGCCGTGTTCCATGCCCCTGCCGAAGCAGGGGCCCAGGAAAACGAACATCGGAACCGGATCCGCACCGGGCTCTGCTGCGGTGGGACACTTATATTATATTCTCAAAAAGAGAATATGTCAACATCGAAATCTCAAAAAGAGAAACTTTGTGTACTTGTACAAATAAGAACTCTCTTTTTGTGAAATACTACAGAAAGAAGGTACTCCTATGAATTGCTATAGCAGCATTAAGCGACTGTGTGAGCAGAAGGGAATATCACCGACAACGCTTTGCAAGCAATTAGACCTAAGCACCTCAATGACTACACGCTGGAAAAACGGAACCATCCCGCGAGGTGTCACTCTCAGGAAACTTGCCGACTATTTCGGCGTATCCGAAGACGAAGTTCTGGGCATAAGCGCCATACCCCAAGATCTTCCGGAGGTTGTTGCGTTTAAGCAAAATTTCATCCGTTTGTGTAATCAACGTGGAGAAGCTCCCAGTGCCGTCTGCCTTAAGGTTGGCTTGTCAAACGCAACTTTCAGCCAATGGGATGACAATTCCGTTCCACGCAGAGCCACTTTGACTAAGTTAGCCGACTATTTCGGTGTATCGGTAGATGCATTGCTCGACCAGCCCAGAAACCTCTGCCGCACGGTCAGTGATGAGGAATATGAGATTATTCTCGCACTCCGTCGCCAGCCGGATATGCTGACGCCGGTTCGCCGCCTGTTGGCGCTTCCGGATGAGGTGCCAACTCCTTGATTTTCCGTCTATGCTATTACCAGACGGATCGGGCACTTTCAAAAAATTACCGAATGGTAACTTGCTTGTAAAAAAATAGCAATGGAATTCATTCTTGCTCTCCTAACCTCTTTTTGCTGATATACCTGTATTATAACTTACGTAACGGTAATTGTCAAGTCGTTTTATTGAAAAAATTATACTTCATGTGATTTAAGTGTACCAAACGGTAACCCCGTGCTATACTACCACTCATGATAAGGAGGTGTACTCATGTCTACTTTTTCCGAAAGACTTAAGGACAGCATCGAAATGCGCGGCGTAACGCAGAGATGGCTCGCAGACAAGGCAAACACAACTGAAGCAACCATTTCACGGTATGTCAAGGAGGTGAACAACCCCGCCGTGCTCGAAATCATCGCCAACATCGCCAGAGCACTGAATGTATCGGTCGATTATCTGGTCGGCGTAACAAACCTGCCGGAAAGCAAGGGTTCCGTATCCCCGGAAGAAAAGATTCTGCTTTCCTGCTTTGCCCGCGCATCCGATGATGACTGCCGTGTCTTGTGGGCTTTGCTCGACAAGTATCTGGCAGCATCCGAAAAGGATTACTTGTCGCAATCCAAGCAGACCCGCAAAGATTCCGCCGGTTAAGCCAGACATCACCCCGGATACTTTTTATTGAGAAACGCACACATTAGATAGAGTTGCGCGGAGAGGACGGGTACAAGGTTTTTTCGA